ATAATTTCTATATTATAATATAGAGTAAGAAACGCAAAATATAATATGAAGGAGTCGGATAATAATTTGTCTTTCTATACAAGTTTAATTATACAAATGATATTTGTTATATTACTTATAATTATATATTCGTATTTATACAAGCTTGAAAATATCGGGTGTGAATGTTCGGAACATCCCAACAAAGAATTCATCAAAAACTTTACTATAATAGCTTTAGTCTATTTCTTTGTAACTGCCTTTATTTCGCTAAAAGGTGTCGCTAAGAGCATGGGTAACGTATTCGTACAATTAGTATCAATCGCTACATTTATATTCTTCTTATTATTCGTTGTATATATTTATTATGCTTTTGAATATGTAAGATATTTAACCAATGAAAAATGCAAATGTTCGGAGGATATGTCTAGAGATGTTATTGGCATTGGAACTATGATATCTTTATTCTTATTCCTAACCTTATTATTCACTATAATAATCATCCCTATATTACTTAGCACATTAAGCTCCCTTTTAGAAAGATTAGAGGTATTTGAAGATGAAGTTGAAAATACTATACGCAATCCTTTAAGAACCATTAAATCTACCCCTAACAGAATCGCTAATTCCGTTAATGACGTTGGTAGATTTGTTAAAAAGAACGCTACTAAAATAAGCAATTTTAGAAAAAACAAAAAGAACTAATTTATAATTGATATTTTTTTTTTATATATTTAATGTACGTTTATTATCATTATTTACCTTGTTTCGTTTTGCGTTAGTCTTTTTTAATATATGTATATCCGCAGTATCTTCAATTATTGAAGTTATTTCTTCGTCACTTACAGATAATGTTTCTATGCGATTATCAAAATCATCTTCTACTGATATTTTACTATGAACATTTTTAATAATATTATCTATATCTTCTGTAGTATTATTATATGCTTGATTATTTGATATAGGCTGTTTTTGATAACTTTGTGGCTGTCTTGATGTCATATCGCTCGTAAGTGACCCAAATAAATTATTCACCATTCCAAATATTCCCATGCTGTCGCTCATTCCACTCATTCCTGTATTTTTTTGCTGTACATTTTCATATTGACTGGTATTTGTTACATTTTGAGGTATAGTATTCCCCATCATATATTGTTTTGCTGCGGCATTTTGAAATTGTTTCATTAATTCTGGATCCGATTTTAATACATTCTCAATATCGGGCAAAGGTTGGTCTTTAAACATTCTACTTGTTAAATGAAACATAAATGCGCTTCCTGATAGTGATATGAATAATCTTAATTCCGGTGCCATCTTTTTACCGGTTGATTTATATTTATAATGTAATTCTTCAAAAATATCATCGTAATCATTAATATTCTCATTAACTTGTTCGGACCATCCGTCTAATTTAATAGAAAATGGGTCATAACGAGTATTCATATATTCTGATCCCGATACAAAAGCCATTAACATTTTTTGCTGAAATCTAATACTTCCATCAAGCTCTTTCTCCTTTAAAATTCTACTATATTCTGATTTCATTTCTTCTAAATCAGAATTCATATTAAATTTAAAAGGTATTTTATAACCTTTTGATTCCAATCTATCCAATTGATAAATAATTTCTCTTTTTTCATTTAATTCATTTTTAATTATATCCTTAGGACTCATATATTTTTTTTTAATTATTCTACTATCACCGCTACTGCCTCTGCTGCTACCACTCTCGTCACTTCCACCGCTTCCACCGCTGCTACCACTGCTGCCGCTTTCATCGCTTCCATCGCTGCTGCCGCTTTCATCGCTTCCACCGCTAGCGTCACTTCCGTTACTCGCGTTACTCGCGTTACTCGCGTCACTTCCTGCTACACTGACATTATCATTTATAAAAGAACGCTTTTTATTAGAATTAATTTTATTATAACCAGTATCGCTACCACTTGTTGAACCATCTATGTCTCTATCGCGATTTAATTTATTTTTATAAATATTTTTAATATTATTCATATATTTTGCTTTTTCATATTTACTATTTGAAGCTGTACTTATTTTTGATGAACGCGACGAACGCGATGACATAGATATAACATCATCACTTATCTTCTTTTTATTAAATAAATTATCATCTATAAATGTATTTTTATTACTCGGTATATTAAAATTAAAAGAATTTTTAAAACTTTCTTTGTTCAATTCTATTAAATCTTCATTTTTATTATTTAAATTAGATATTAATGACATATTATATATTTATTGATAATCAAATGTTTATATATTTACAATAATTTATATAATAAATATAATACGCGCATATTATTTTCTTGCTATAAATTCAAACCATTTCTTAAAAAATACCCTTCCTGTTTTATAAATATATTCGGGATGAAATTGCATCCCTAGTATTCTCCTTTTCTCATTATATATCATAACTATCTTTTCATTTAGTTTCTTTATAATTTTGTACTTTTTATTTATATTTATTACATAATCTTGATGATAATAAACATAATCCAATCTTTTAACTTTAAAAGGATATGTTATTTTAACTTTTTTAACATATTTTTTCATGCCATGTTTAAAACTATTTATATTAGCTCTTTTACTATTTTTAATAGCCAAATATTGTAGCCCATAACATATAGCGAGTATTGGTATATTGTATTTAAATATTATATCGGGAACTTTTGGTGATGCTTTTTTTAATATAAAAAAATCCGAACCACTTACTATAATCCCTGATATATTTTTATTTTCCAGTATTTTTTTAATACCTCCCGTGTCATGATATCGTTTAATATATAATTTGGCATTTTTACCTATTGCTTTTTTATATAGCAAATGTTGTTTTTTCCAATTCCAATCATTGCTATACATAGAAATCAAAAGAATATTCATTTTAATATAAGCAATTATAATTTTCTAATGATTCGCCTTTAATATTTGTTCTAATATAAGATACCGCCTGTAAACACGAATCGCTTAGGTCGTCTTTTTTTTTATTTTTACTAAATATATCTAATAATCTCTCACTATTTTTAATATAGTATTCGCATATCTCAATACTTAATTTTTTATTTAATATATATTTACCTCTTTTAAAATTTTTAGTATTTTTTTTTTCTTCCTCTATATTTTTATCAATATGTGATACAAAATCATGCGTTTTCATTTTTAAAGAAGCATTAACAAGTACCACATTCTCAACTATGCCATCCCAATGTTTTAATAAACTAAAATAATTATATATAATATGTTGTATAGTTTTCATAATACCATTTAAATTTGAAGGCTGATTTTCTATTAAAACATAATTCACTATATTAATATTATTCTCCTTTAAAAATCCTATTATAATATCCATCTCATTATAAATGCGTGTAGATATGTCTTCAATTCCTTTAATTTCCTTCTTAGTATCAGCTAATGTAATGATACGCCAATCTATTATTTCCAACTTATCTGTTTTTCTCAATATACAGAGTGCGAGATTTTTAACACCTATGTCAAAACTTACATATATCATATTTATTATATTATTAATATCTTCTATTTAAACCTTTATACTTTTTACCATATGCGATATTATATTTTTATTAAACTCTTTTACATTATTATATTTAATTAATATAATAATATCCCTCCAAAATGTATCATTAATATAACTGGAATTATATTTATTAATATTTTTATGTTTTTTATACAACCATTTATATATTTTCTCTTGCTTTTCTTGATTATATGTATGTGGAATATTATGCATTTTTCGCGCCTCCGTCAATTTTTTTATAAACTTTTTTAAATCACTACATTTTAAATAATTTTCAGATAGTCCATCCCATAAATTATTAAACTTAATATAGTTATATGAAGGGCATAGCAAAAAATTGTTATGATAATCTATAAATGTTGGATTATTGTCTATTATCAATAGACGCTTCGATATATCGTGATTTTTATTAACTTTCATAGTTTTTTTAATCATAGGCATTATTTTTTCAACTGATTTTTTAATGTTACCATCCTTATCTAGTATACAATTATCTCTTGTAAATATTGGTCTATTAAATTTAATATTATTTTCCTTTTCTATAATATTTATTTCTTTAATAGCCCATTCTTTTTCAGAAGCAGTATAAACAAAAATATAGCTATGTGGATATATTTTCTTTATCATAGTCATGAAAACATTAAAATAAGGTCTTATTAACAGAGATTTCTTATTATAACTATTTTTTAATATTGTCTCGCATTTTGCTTTCTCTGTTCTAAATATTTTTATTTTATTCTTCATTATATTTTGTATATTATAGATATCACATTGATAACTACAATCTCCTATTATCGTACCATCCAAATCTATTATGAATACATATGGTTCCATAAAGTCTATTATATTATATTATTAAT